CTGATGAGAAAAAGAAATTCCAAACTGCTACAGAAAAACGTGCTGAACTAGAGCGTAACCGTATTGCATTTGAAAAAGAGTTATCGTTCTACGAACACAACGACGACTGCCCAACATGTAAACAAGGTATTGCTCATGATTTTAAAGCAGAACAAATATCAGAAAAGAACACACTGAAAGCAGACATTGAAAGTGGTCTTGTAACTGTAGCAGAAACTATCAAAGAACATCAGCAAAGGCTCAACTCAATATCTAAAATCGAAGATCAAATTCAGTCTGTTAATTTTAAGATATCAGAATATCGTGCTGAAATCAAAATGTCTAAGAATGCTCTATCTTCTATGAAGAGAGAATTAGATAACGCTCAGAAAGAAGTTGAAGAAGTCGATACGTCTAAGCTGCAGAAATTAGAAGAAGCACTAGTAAAGAAACATCAAGAGAGAACAGATCTTCTCGAAGAACGAGAGATATTGAATGTAGTGAAAACAATACTACAAGATGGTGGTATCAAAGCAAGAATCATCAGTCAGTATATCCCTGTTATGAACAAGCTGATCAATAAGTATCTAGCAGCGTTTGATCTCTTTGTTGACTTTCAACTTGATGAGAACTTTAATGAGGTAATCAAATCTCGTTTCCGTGATAAGTTCTCTTATGCTTCTTTCTCAGAAGGTGAGAAACTACGTATCACACTTGCAATTATGCTAACATGGCGATCAGTTGCTAAGCTACGTAATTCAGTATCTACTAACCTTCTGATACTTGACGAGACTTTGGATGGTGCACTTGATAGTGTAGGTATCGAAAGTCTAATTGAAACGTTACACAGTCTGAATGCTGATGATAACGTATTTGTTATATCACACAGAGGCGATCAGTTCGCTGAGAAGTTTGATACTTCTATCACATTTACGAAGGTGAAAAACTTCAGTGAGATTGCATAAAAAGGTTGACAAACACCTACAACTGTGATATAATATACTCTTACAATATGGAAACCTATGATGACAGCATTCTACACCTCAGTCGAGCGATATGGCAAAAACATTCTATGGCGCGGTTATGAGAACGGTAAACGTTTCTCGTACAAAGTACCGTATAAACCAACACTCTACCTAAGCAGCGCCAAAGCAGGCGAAGAGGGCTATACGCCCCTCAAAGGTAATTACAAAATCAGTCCACACCAATTTGGTTCTATGGCTGAAAGCAAAGACTTCATCGAGGAATACAAAGGTGTTTCCAACATGAAGATCTTTGGTAATACAAATTACATTACACAGTTCATACAAGAAAACTATCCTGACGATATCAAATATGATTTCAAAGATGTTAATATAGTATCTTTTGATATTGAGGTTGATATCGCTGATGGCTATCCTAACGTTGAAATAGCAGATAAAGAGATCACATCGATCGCTTACAAGTCTTCTAAAAGTGATAAGTACTTCCTACTTGGTCGCAAAGACTACGATAAGACACAAACTGTTACTGGTATTGATCCAGACGACATTGTCTTTATTAAATTTGATAATGAAATGCAACTACTACGAAGGTTCGTAGAATTATGGGTAGCAGACTATCCTGATATTGTAACAGGTTGGAACGTTCAATACTTTGATATTCAATACCTCGTAACTCGTATTATGAGCTTGATGGGTGAAGACGTTGCAGCTCGACTCAGTCCTTGGAAAAACGTTAACAAATACAATCGAGAGTTCTTTGGTAAGATGCAATCTTCTTACAACATCTCAGGTGTTTCTGTTATTGACTATATGGATTGTTTCAAGAAGTTCGGTTACAAGTATGGTCCTCAAGAATCATTTAAACTTGACCATATTGCTCACGTTATTCTTGGTGAGAAGAAACTTGACTACTCTGAGTATGGTAATCTAAACGACTTATACGAGAAGAACCCACAACTATATCTTGACTACAACCTTAAAGACACACAGCTCATTGTAAGAATGGAAGAAGAAACATCTCTACTTGCTCTTGTTATGACAGTTGCTTATGGTGGTGGTGTAAACTACCAAGACGCTTTCGGTACTGTTGGTATATGGGAATCTATTATCTACAGACGATTAATGAAAGACAAAATCGTTCCACCTATCAAAGAGTCACCTGGCCGTCGTGGTGCAGATCTTGTTGGTGGCTATGTTAAAGATCCAGTACCTGGTATGTATCCATGGGTTGTATCGTTTGACTTGAACTCACTGTATCCTCACTTAATGTTACAATACAATATGTCGCCTGAAACTTATATGCCAGACGAACGTGAGTATGTAACTCAAGACATGGTACTTAATGGTCAATTCAAAAACAAGAATGGTATGTCGGTTGGTGCTAATGGTGTATGTTTCAGTAATGAAAAAGTCGGTATTATCCCAGGCATCATTCAAGAGTACTACGATGAACGTGCTCTTATCAAACAGCAGATGCTTGCAGTTGAACAACAACTTGAGGTTGAAACTGACCCAAGAGAAAAGAAACGACTGAAGACAGAAGCTAACCAATTACATAATTCTCAAATGTCTATTAAGATTTCGATGAACTCACTCTACGGAGCTACAGCAAACATCTACTTCTTATATTATATTGGAGAAATGGCAGAAGCTATTACAACGTCTGGTCAACTCTCGATTCGATATGCTCAAAAGTCTGTAAATGAATATCTCAACAAGGTACTCAAAACAAAAGACCATGACTATATCATCTATATTGACACTGACTCAATCTATGTTGACTTCGCTTCACTGATCGAAAAAGTCTATGGTACTACAGACATTGATCGTAAGACAGGAGAAGAGTTCCTAGATAAAGTCTGCCAGACTAAGATCGAAGAGGTCATTGAACAAGGCTACGAACGTCTTGCATCTGACATGGGTGCCTATCGTAATGCTATGGTAATGAAACGAGAGAAGATTAACGATCGAGCAATCTTTATTGCTAAGAAACGTTACATACTAAATACTCTCAACTCAGAAGGTGTTCATTACGAAAAGCCAAAGATCAGTGTAACAGGTCTTGAGTCTGTACGATCAAGCACACCTGAAGTCTGCCGTGATAAAATGCGTGAGATCTTCAGTGTTATTCTAAACGAAGGTGAAGAACAAACTCAAGACTTCATTGAAAACTTCAGACAAGAGTTCTATAAACTACCTGCTGAAGAAGTTGCTAGAAACTCTGGTACTGATAACATACAGAAATATGAAAACAGAACAACTCTTTATAATAAAGGTTGTCCTATCCATGTTCGTGGCTGTATCTTATTTAACCACCAACTCGCAGAGAAAAAGCTTACTAAGCGATTCGAGCCTGTTAAAGGTGGCGATAAGATCAAATACGTTTATCTTAAAGTACCAAACCCTATTCGTGAGAATGTAATCTCATTTCCAAGCGCTTTACCAAAAGAGTTTGGCTTAGAGAAATACATTGACTACGAAACTCAATTTAACAAAGTATTCCTCAGTCCTATTGAAAACATCATATCGCCTCTTGGCTGGACTGGAGAGAAACAAGATACATTAGACTCATTTTTCGGTTGACAAATGGTTCTAAATGTGTTATAATATACCCCTACATTGGAGAAAAATATGAAAGATATTCAAATAGTAAGGCTATCAACAGGTGAAGAAGTTGTTGCTAAAGTAGTCTATGATAAAGGATTTTACACGTTAACAGACGCGATCCTATTAGTACCAGCAGGAGAAGGTAAAATTGGAATGGTTCCATTCGTACCTTATGCTACTCGTGAACCAGTTGTTATCGGTGAAGCACACGTAATGTTTACAGTAGAACCTGCACCTGAGTTGAAGAAGCAAGTAATTGAAGCAACAACAGGACTAATCATGCCAGGCGGACCCGGTGACGGTGGTCTACAACTCGTATGATAGAAATATACGGAAAAGAGAACTGTGGCTATTGTAATATGGCTAAACAGTTATGTGAGTCCAAAGGATTGGACTTTGTATATAAATCCTTGGATGTTGATTACAAACAAGATGATTTTTTTGAAAAGTTTCCAACTGCAAGAACCTTCCCACAGATTACTATGGATGGTGAAGCAATTGGTGGATTTACTGAATTGAGAGAATTAGTATGAGTAAAAATTGGGTAGAAGATATACACTTAATGCAAGGTAAATATCTTACAAGACAATGGGTTGAAGCTAATCCAGAGAAACTATTAGAGTTTCTAAAGTTTCGTGTTGAGTTTCTAAACGAAGAGTTGGAAGAAACACGTAAAGCAGTAGCTGAGAACGACGCAGAAGAAATTGTAGATGGCTTGATTGATCTGTGTGTTGTTGCTATCGGTACACTTGACGCCTTCGGTGTTAATCCCTATAAAGCTTGGGACGAAGTGTTATTAGCAAATATGAACAAAGAGGTTGGAGAAAAACCATCAAGACCGAATCCACTCGGAGTACCTGACCTAATTAAACCAGAGTCCTGGTATCCGCCTTCTCATGAAGGAAATCACGGTAAATTTAAAGATCTATAGGAGATAGAGATCATGGAAATGAAAGAAACAATAATCAACGCGCTTATTATGAAATACGACGCGCAGATTGCAGAGCATACAGCAAACATAGCTATATTGCTCCAAAACGTAGTTGGGGTGGCTGAACATCCTGGCATCATTGAAACGCTAGACGGCGAAATTGGAAAACTTGCAGAAGCAGAAGATAAGAGAAACACTATTGGATCATTTGCTGCACCAATCCCACCTAAAGTTGTTTAAAAAAGGGTTGACAAATACATTTAGATGTGTTATAATATACTTTTATTATGGAGTAAACAATGACCAAACAGGTTAACCCAGTTTCAGTTGATGTACTACAAGAGTGCGTTGACTTACAATTGAAAAAGTCGAGAGATTATCAAAATCCAAACTCGACTGTTCAACAAGCTGACTACTATCCTAACGGAATCACGACT